AACTATGATACTCGTAAACACTTATTAGATTATGACAATATTATTAGTGAACAACGTGTAATTATTTATAGAAAACGTAATGAACTTTTAGATGCTGAATGTGAAAGAGATATTATTTTAGACACATTTAGTAATCATATCGCTGATATTGTTGAGAAACATATTGCTCCGGAAGGAAAGCTTACTGATGAAGATATTAATGAAATTACTGAATATATAAATACAAATCTTTTAAGAAAAAATAAAGTTGATATTTCTAATCTTTTAGGAAAAAAAGTAGAAGATATTGAAGATATAATCTTTGATACTGTTCAAAAAGAATATGAAGAAAAAACTAATGAGTTCCCAAGGGAAGTAATAGACCAGTTTGAAAGAATGATCTCACTAAGAGTAATGGATACTGCTTGGGTAGAACACATTACAACTATGGAACATTTAAAAGAAGGCATTGGACTTAGAGGATATGCTCAATCTAGTCCACTTCAAGCTTACGCTTTGGAAGGCTATAATTTATTCCAAGATTTACTTGAAAACATAGATCAAAATATTTCTACTTTCTTGATGAGAATGGAAATTAAACAAAATTCTGTTGAAAAGAAACCAACACAAAATATTCATACAAATGATGGAAAAGAAAAAGTTAAGCTTGCTCCTAAAAAATCTACTAAAGTTGGTAGAAATGATCCTTGTCCATGTGGCAGTGGTAAGAAATATAAGCAGTGTTGTGGTAAATAATGCTCGTAAACCCAGGAAATATAAGGGTTTGCGAGTTTTTTCTTGGATACAACTTTTTTGTATTCTAACCCCCTAAAAAGCACTTTAGATACCTTTTAGATACCTTTTGTATGTAATTTTTTAAATAAAAAAAGGAATCATTAGATTCCAATATCGCCTAGATTATCAAAAGTAGCAGATACACTTTGAAGATCAGAAGCCATCATATGAGTATAAGTGTTTAAGGTTTCCATGACACTAGCATGTCCCATATACTTCGATACCATAGGAATAGGGACACCTTTATGAATGAGCAAAGAAGCACAGGAATGCCTAAAATCATGAAGCCTGATTCGTTTGACACCAGCAGAATCAGCAACAACACACTTCCTTCTACGAGCTTTAGCATAAGGTAATGGCATCAAACCAAAGTCATCACCAAAGACATAGAATTCAGGAGAGAAGTTCACAAATTTAGATACTTCATCATAATACTTCTTCATTTCAGTGAATAAAGCATTACACATAGGTAGCTTACGATTACTTGATGGAGTTTTTAGAGGAGCGATAAAGAAGTTAGAATCATAATTGTCGACACTTTGCACCTGCTTATTTATCCAGATTGTTTTTAGATTCCAATCAACATCCTTCCATTGAAGACCACGAGCTTCTCCGATACGAAGACCACAATAGTAAAGAGTTAACCATAGGATCCTGAAGCGAAGCTTGTCTTCAACAGCTAAAAACTTGTTGAATTCATCAGGAGAATAGACTTGTTTTTCTTCAGGCATAGCATCCGGATCGTCAAACTTTTTCATCATACTTGTAATACGATAGAAATTGTAATCATAATGCTTTCTTCCAAAATTAAGAAGAGCCCTTAATACTTTCTGCTTATCATTCTTTGAAACATTATTCAAAGTAGAACAAGAAGCGAGTTTTTTTCTCCATTCCTCATAATGCTGAAGACTTAAATTTACACAACGAATATTGAATAGATTTTCAATATAGGGTTTAGTGTGCTTGTAACCCATTTTAGTGCTCGTTCTTACATTTTTGTCTTGGTATTCCATCCATTTATCCCAGAGCTCACCGATAGTCATTTTATCAGGAGCCTTATTATTATCATCCAGGGTATTCAAGAACTTTCGTTCTTCGTCACTTGCTTCACCTTTAGTCTTGTACTTTTTGCTTACGAATTTCTGAACATTGTTTAAATTGTCTTTATAACTAATTTTAAAAAACCAAGCCCTTCCATCTTTGGTAGGCTTTTTTGATTTGTATATTGGCATAACATCACTTTCCTTTCAAATCGCCTAATATTGTGTTATTTTTGAAAAAGTGATATAATGACATAGGAAACCCCATTACATTATATCGTTTGGTATTTTGTTTTAAAGTTTCGCAGACTTTTTATTTGGTGTTTTCAATAGCCACTGTTCCAGCAGTGGTTTTTTTTATTTAATAACCTGAGATGGTCGACATTCAACCAGGATTCCAATAATTTCAACAGGTTCAGATTCTAACTGCTCGGCAGAGTAGAAGGTTTCAACAAACCCAGAAGAATTATTTTTATTTAATGGAGATATCAAAATGCCATTATTCAAAATAGTGACTTTTTTAAAAGTTGCATCCTCATGACCAATTCTAACACAGCATAAATCACCAGAATCGCAAGTAGAACTTTTTAAAAAGATCGCAGTGTCACCATCATGATATAGTGGTTCCATAGAATCACCATCCAAAGTTAAGGCAAAATACTTCCTGTCGCCAACGAGCCAACTTTTAGGAATAGTTTCGTATGTTTCAGGAACACTGTTCTCAATGGCTTCATAAGGAACACCAGCAGGAACTTTCCCAAGAACAGGTATGAGATTTTTTGTTTCTAACATTTTATCAACCATGAAACCAACATCTTCGCTTTCGTGTTCTTCTAGCAAATAATACATTTTAACATCAAGAATATCAGCGATTCTTTGAATCATGTCAGCTTTAGGATAACTTGCATGATTTGGTTGAACCCAATCGCATAAAGTAGAATACTTTACATTTAGCTTTGAAGCCAAAGTTTTACGATCCATATGCTGAATTTCCATATACCTAATAATGTTATTAGCTAGAATGAACTTGCTTTTACTTTTGGAACTATTCATCAACATTCTCCTTTCAAAAAACATTGTACAATATTTCGGAATAAATTACAAGATTTTTGTAAACTATTCCGAAAAATTCGCAAATATTACAATTTTAGTATTGACAATCCGAAAAGTTCGGAATAAAATGGAATCATAGAGAGGAGGGTAGGAAAGCTAATATGACACGACTTTCAGAACCTGGGCGAATGCTCAATAGAGTTGGAAGTAGAGTATCATTAAGAGCGAAGAGAATTGATTTAGATTTGACACTTGAAGAAGCTTCAAAGCTTATAGGAATTAGTAAGTATTCCCTTTATAATTACGAGAAATACAAGACAATTCCTAATATTGAAGTGGCAAAGAAGATAGCGAAAGCATATCGTGTCGACATAGATAGTTTGCGATTTGCTCCTGATGATACAGAAGTAATTAGCAGTAAAAAAATGAAGAAGTAAGTAGTAAGGTAGTATGAAAAAAAGAAAAAAAGAATTTAAGACACCTTATTTTTTTTACTGTTATGTTCCGAAAATTTCGGAATAAAGAGTCTGCGAAACTTTAAAACTTTAAAACAAAATAACGAAAGGAATGGGAAATGAAACCAAAAAGAAAATTGAAAACATGGGTAAAAGTAGCATTACTTTTATTACCACAGGCAGTAATCATAATAGAGCTGTTTTTAATTGGCTTAAATTTAAATTACATAAAAGAACAGCCGAAAGTTTATGTCGTTTCAGGAGGTGGCTATTGTGAGTAAAAACATTAGTGCTAAAGAAATGAGAGAACTTTCAGAAAAGGTGTGGGCATCCACAGAAGACATAAAAAAGATAGGATGCATTGGAAAGAATAAAGCACTTGAAGTAAAGAAGGAAATTAGAGAGCAAATGAAAGCTGACATGATGGTATTTCCTAGAAATTTAGTAGGAATGGATTATGTTTTAAAATACTTTCACATAGATGCTAAAAAATACAGAAGGGAGATAGGAGGATTAGTACATGGATAATACAGTAATGCCAGAATTTCCTGAAATACCAATGGAAGTGAATTTTAATAAAGAAAGCCTAGAGCTTAATTCAAAATTACATAAGAAGCAAAATAAGTTACGAAAAGAATTATCAGATAAAGGAATCCTACCAAAAGGAGCACACAATGATTATGACAATTATGATTATTTTAGTGAAGCTCAATACAAAGAATTATTCATAGGATTACTAGCAAAGCATGGTCTAGAATTTGATTCATCCGAGATTAACATACAAAGCATTGTCGGAACAGAGAAACAACCATTCGGAATACTTGCTACCATGAAATACATAATAACTGATATTGATACAGGTTACAGCACAGAAAGTGTTCATTCAGGATTAGCTATTGATAAAGGAGATAAAGCAATTTATAAAGCAAAAACAGGAGCTTTAAAAAGTTTCTTCGCATCAACCTTTTTAGTAGCTACAAAAGATGATCCAGAAAGAGATGATGAGAAACCAGCAACAAAGAAAACTTACACAAAAACTACAACGAGCACATCAAAAGCAAGTACACCAAAAGCTGGAACCATTAGTAAAGTTCAAAAAGATAGAATTATGGAATTATTCAAAGATTCAAAAAAAGAACTTCAGGACATAATGAAAAAATACGATAAAAAGAAAATTACAGAGCTAGATTTAAAAGAAGCTTCAGAAATAATAAAGGGAAAGGAAAGTGAAAAAGTAAATGAATGATTTAACAATTATCCCAGGAGAAAAACCAGCATTACATAAAAGTGCTGTTGAAACAATTATAGAGATAGAGAATAATTTAAAAAAATATTCAGACATGAGAGATGAGTACAGAGGTGCATTGCTAAAAGGAATGGAAGAAAATGGAATAACTGATATTTTAGATGAAGACACAGGACTTCATATTCATTACAATGAAGCAAAGATGGATCTTGAAACATTTGATAAAAAACAATTTAGAAAAGAAGAGCCTGACATGTACGATAAGTATGTAACATTCACAGGTAAAAAATCAGCCTACTTAACAGTAACCAGAAAATGACAGAATCATGGGAAATAGCAGGAGGAATTCTCGAATACATAGATGAAACACATACCTACTTATACAATGGAGTAATTCTTCCTAGCATTACACAAATACTAAAGATTAAATTCGGAAATAAGTATAATGGAGTTTCAAAAGAAGTGTTGAAAAAAGCTTCAGAAAATGGAACGAAAGTACATGAAGCTATAGAGAATTACGAAAGAAGAAACATTGATGAGCCAGGATGTGTAGAGTTAAGGAATTATAAATTACTTAAAAATAGATTTGGCTTTGAATGCCTAGATAATGAGGTTCCAATAGTTTTATTTCTGGATGGTAAGCCAGTAAGTGCTGGAAGGGTAGATTTAATAATAACAGAAGGAGATAAAGTAGGAATAGCTGATATTAAAAGAACAAGTGTGTTTGATAAAGAGTATGTCACATACCAAACTAATTTATACAGAATCGGATATCAACAATGTTATGGTACAAAAATAGAATTTTTAAAAGGATTACATCTACGAGAGAATACAAGAAAGTACATAGACTTACCAATTAATGAGGTAATAAGTTTAGAGTTAGTAAAAAAATATTTAGAAGAAGGGAAAGATTATGAATAAAGTAGAAATAACAGGAAGGTTGACAGCGAATCCAGAATTAAAACAAATCGCTGATTCAGATAAAGTTTATACAAGATTTTCAATAGCAGTTCAAAGGAATTTCAAAAATAAAGATGGAGAATATGATGCTGATTTTTTCAATGTTGTTGCTTGGGATAAAAAAGCAGAAGCAATATGCAATCATGTAAAAAAAGGACACAGATTCGGAGTAGTGGGTAGACTTCAAAATAAGACCTACGAAAAACAAGATGGATCCACAGGGTACATAACAGATGTTATTCTAGAAGACTTCGACTTTTTAGAACCTAAATCAAGAGAAGAAGCACCAGAGCCAGATTATCCAGAAGCACCAGCAGAAGATGATCCATTTGCAGATTTTGGAGATAAAATTGAACTTTCAGATGATGACTTACCATTTTAATGAGAACCATCGTAAAAGTAAAACAAGTTTTTAGGAATATAAAGAATCAGATGCTCCTTATTGAGAACCTTTTTTCAGACATTGATATAGAGCTAGATAAAGAATATACACTCGAATTGAAAGAAGTTAGAAGCAAAAGAACAATACAACAGAATAAATACATGTGGGCTTTGATTCGTTCAATAGCAAATCACGAAGAGATGAATCAAGATGAGGTGGAAATTTATTCGTCAGCATTAGAGGAAGCCAATGCTAAATACATTTATTTATTAGGAACACCAGAAGTTCAGGATGAATTAAGAAAGAACTTCAGAGCAGTTCGAGTAGTTAGACCAACAATAGAAAATGGGAAAGAATTTATTGTTTATAAGTGCTTTATAGGAACTTCAAAAATGGATACCAAAGAGATGACAAAGGTGTTAGACATAATAATAGCTTGGGCGAATGAATTGGGAATTGAAACAGATGAAAAGTATTATACAGAATAAAAAACAATGTTTCATTTGTTATAAACCCAATGGATTACACGATCATCACATTTACTTTGGAGTAGGAAGAAGAAAGATTAGTGAGCGACATGGATTCAAAGTCTGGCTATGCCAAGAACACCATCAGGGAACATTTGGAGTTCATGGGTGCAGAGGGCATAAGCTGGACATATTTCTAAAACAAACATGCCAAAGAAAGTATGAAGAAACACACAGCAGGGAAGATTTTATAAAAATAATCGGAAGAAATTACATTGAGGAGGTTACCAAATGAGTGATGGAATAATTATTACATTAATAATTTGTATAACAATTGTCATTATTTCGATAATAGGTAGAAAGAAAAATGACAGATAAAAAGTTTTATTGGATTAAACTGAAGACAGACTTTTTTAATAGAGAAGATATAGACTTTTTATTATCACAACCAAATGGATGCCAGTATGTAGTTTTATACCAAATGCTATGCTTAAATACAGCAAATAACGAGGGAAAGTTAGAGTCGAAAATAGGAGAAGTTATAGTACCATTTAAAGCTGAAAAAATTGTGAGAGATTGCAAGTATTTTGATATCGATACAGTAAATGTAGCCATGTCAATTTATAGAAAGATGGGCTTAATTTATGAGCAGGAAGATGGAACATTAAGAATTTCAAATTATGATGAAATGGTTGGAAGCGAAACCAAATGGGCTGAATATAAAAGAAACCAAAAGAAATTGGAAAATTTCCAAAATGATTCCAAATTAATTCCAGAGAAAGTCCAACAAGAGATAGAGAATAGAGAAAAGAGAAAAGAGAAAAGAGATAAAGATAAAGAGATAGATGAAGAGATAGAGGTAGAAATAATAAAAGGCGATAATTTGACACCGAAGCAACTTGAATCCGAATTCGAAACTTTATGGAAGCTTTATCCGAAAAAAAATAGTAAAAAAGATGCATTAAGACATTACATGGTAGCTAGAAAAAATGGAACAGAATACAATGATGTTTTAAATGGGTTGTATGCTTACCTAGACCACATTCGTAGCCAAAAAATAGAATCCAGATACATTAAACATGGATCGACTTGGTTTAATCAGGAATGCTGGAATGATGAATATTTAGTAATTGATCCAAACAGAACTTTAAAGGACATAAGCATGGCAGAAATTGATGAGGCATTAAGACTCGAAAGAGAAAGGAGTGGTAGATATTAGTGACACAAATAGAATTCATTAAGTGCATTAAAAAATTGACTTCTTTGTATCGTACCAATATGAGCCAAGAAGAAATAGCAGATTGGTATGACAGATTCAGTGAATATGAATTTGAACCTTTTTATTCGATGATTTCAAAAATAAAAAATAAGGTAATGCCAAATGCAATAGAATTACAAGAATTGTGTGAGCAAGAATTAGTTAATAAGAGGTTTGAAATTTTAGATGTAATGTGGAGTGATGGATATTTCAAATACGGTGCATATGGAGAACTTGCACCAGAACAACAAAGCAGAAACTTTGACAAAGCGATGATGTGGTTGAATACAGGAGTGATTCCGGATTGGTTTCAAAAAGACATGGATGAATATAAAAAGAAAATGATACCAATAGGGAACTCACCAATGATAGGAGAAAGTAGTGGAAGAAAAAATTTACAATTACCTAATAACCAACCACATAGGTAAAGACAATTTAATAAAAAATAGTGACTTAAGAAAAATATTTGATATAAACAGCGATAAGTCGTTAAGAAAAATAATTCAAAACATAAGAGAGAATAAAGACTTTTATTTAATAGTAGGAAGTGTTAGTGGAAGAACAGGAGGCTTTTATATTTGTCACACAGAACAGGAAATAATAGAAACAATCGATAACATAAAACACAGAGCAAATCAAATGTTGAGAATGTGCCATATCCTGGATTGGAAGAAAGAGAAGGTAATAAATGACTAAAAAGGAATTGTCGAAGTATTATTACTTATCAATTGAAATAGCTGAATTAGAAGCCCAAATAAAAGAATTGATGGATAGTTTGGTAGGAAGCCCAGCTTTAACAGGAATGCCACATGGATCCGGAGTAGGGAATCCAGTAGAGCAAAAAGCGATATTGATGGTAACCCTAAAAAATAAATTAGAAAGGCGAAGAGCAAAAGCTTTAAAACAGCTTACTAAAATAGAATTATACATAGCCAACATAGAAAAAGCTGAAGTAAGATTAATATTTACAAAGAGATACATTCAATTTAAAAGATGGGAAGACATAGCAAGAGAAATGTGTATGAGTGAAAGTAGTATGTTTAGAAGACATAAGGAGCAGTTAAAAAATGAACAGCATAGATAAATTAACTCGATACATTAAATTACTTCGGAAATACAACAGACTCGAAACTGAATATCAAGTGTTGAAAGAGTATGTCAAAGAAGAATGCTTCGAAAGGCTCATTGATAAAATTGGCGAACCTTTAGAATTAAAAAGATTGAGAGAAGAAAATAAAAGGTTGAGGATTAAACTTAAAGAACTAAAGAAAGAATCAAAAAACAAGAAATAATGCATTTCAGACAAAAAAACATACATTTCGTGCATAGTTTCTTCACAAGAATAAATAAATAGAAAGTTCAATTCAAAATAGCTATTTTACACAAATAGTTATTTTTTTAAATTTAGTATGGAATTTCCTGCCGAGGTGTGTTATACTTAATTTGCAGTGAGAAAATCACTGCCGTTATTAAACCATTTGACTTGACCGTTCATATAATTCGAACACTTCACTCCTTTCCATGAGTGGAATACAAGTCAAAGCAGTACCGAATAGTTGCTAGTACAGGACTATTCATTTTTTTTGCGATAAAATACCTAAAATTTATGGTATAATATAATTGACAGATTACTTTATTATTTGTCGATTGGAGGAAATATGAAAAAGAAAGTTTTAATCGTTACAGGAATTATATTAGCAATTTTAGTAGTAGCAGGTTTAATCACAAGTTATGCTGATAGTGCAAGAGTTAGAAATGGTGTAGAACCAAAATTCACAATCAAAATAGTTACTGATGGTGGAAACAAAGTGACTTATTGGGGATTAGGATATAAAGTAGTAAGATACCCAAGTGTAAGTCCAAACGAACCATATAAGAACAATCGTGGAGTAAAATACGGTAGTTGGTTTATGAAATACGAATTAGAAGAAGAGGAAGAATCAAAATATACAAATAACAAAATAGAAGTAATTAAACCAGAAAATTATGATACCGTAATGTTTAACAAATATTTAGAAAGAGATAATAGAACAATTTATTTAGCAGGAAACATTGGAGAAGTTTATTATACTGATTCAGAAACAAGAATGTCATTGAAAGACTACATTTCAAAATCATATCAAACACTTGATGATAGCATTAAACACTTAACTGATATTATGGATAATGTTGATACATTAAATGATGGTGGAACAACAATTCACAAGTCAAAAGCATATGACATTACAATAATTAAATGTAATACAATAGCAGGTAACAAAAACATTTTTATTGGTGACTATTCAATGAAATTTGATAGTGAATCAATGTGCAAATAACGATACATTGAAAGTTGATAGTTAATGAGAGTAAGATGACAGTAAAAAATAGTTAGACCTGTGATATTATGATAATATAGGGAATTACCTAAAGGGTAGTTCTTTTTTTATGCAATAAAGGTGTGGATAAAAATGATGAAGACTTGTGTAGTATGTGGAAAGATCCATGACATAAATAAAATATGCCGAAGGATAACAAAGCAGAAAGCAACACCAGAAACAAAGTTCAGGAAGAGTTATAAGTGGACAGAAAAGAGCAAAAGCATAAGGGCTAGAGATAAGCACCTGTGTCAAGTTTGTATTACAGGGAATTATAATACCAATTACAGATATACCTATAAGGAATTAGAGGTGCATCACATCATACCAATTGAAGAAGATTATTCAAAGAGGTTAGATGATACCAATTTAATAACACTTTGTCGATACCATCATGAGTTAGCTGAAAAGAAGGAAATACCAAGAGAAGAATTGCTAGAGATAGTAGCTGGGAATTATTAATCCCCCCAGCCATATCAAAAGCGATTTTTTTTATTTTTTCTAGACCGACAGCCCACCTACATTCACACAATTTATAATTTGTCGTGAGTTTTTTGGAAAGAGAGGATAATATGAGGAGATACGAGAATGTCAAAATAGATAAGCTGAAGCCTTACGAAAACAATGCCAGAACACATAGTGAAGAGCAAGTAGAAAAGATAGCTAATTCAATAAAAGAGTTCGGATTCATTAATCCAGTAATCATCGATAGCGATTGTGGAATTATAGCAGGGCATGGAAGAGTTCTAGGAGCTCAAAAGTTAGGTATGGAAGAAGTTCCCTGCTTATTTGTTGAAGACTTAACAGATACCCAAAAAAGAGCATACATACTAGCCGATAATAAATTGGCTTTAGATGCCGGATGGGATGATGAAATTTTAAGACAGGAAATAAAAGCACTTGATGACTTAAACTTTGATGTTTCAATAGCAGGATTCGACATTGAAGATTTTGATTTTACACAGGAAGACATAGAATTCCAGGAAGATGACTTTGATGTTGAAGCAGAACTTCCAGAAATACCAAAAGCAAAACCAGGAGATGTCTACCAATTAGGAGAACATAGACTTATGTGTGGAGATAGCACAAATCCAGAAGACATTCAAAAATTAATTGGAGAGGAAATAATGGATTTATGTGTTACAGATCCACCATACAATGTCAATTATGTCCCAATAGGAGAATCATTATACAAGAAGGATGAGAATAGTCCAAGTAAGATACTGAATGACAATATGGATGATGAATCATTCTACGATTTCCTGTTAGCATTTTATGAAATAATGCTGGAAGTTTTAAAACCAGGAGGAGCTTTCTACATATTCCATGCTGATTCAGAAGGATACAATTTCAGAAAAGCATTAAGAGATGCCGGAGGAGATGTAAGAGAAAATTTAGTATGGGTTAAAAATGCATTAGTGCTAGGAAGACAGGACTACCAATGGAAGCATGAACCATGTTTATATGGATGGAAAGAAGGAGCAGGACACTACTTCATAGATGATAGAACACAAACAACAGTGTTCGAAGATAAGGCAGACCTGGATAAGTTATCAAAAGAAGAATTGAAGCAAATGATAGAAGATATTCTAGCCGATAAAATTCCAACAACAGTTATACATGAAGATAAACCTTTGAAGAATGATGTTCATCCAACCATGAAACCGATAAGACTTCTTTCAAGACTAATAAAGAATAGTAGCCGAAGAGGAGAAAATGTTATTGATTTCTTTGGAGGTTCAGGATCCACATTAATAAGCTGTGAACAATTAGGAAGAAGATGCTTCATGATAGAATTGGATCCAAAGTATGTTGATGTTATTATCAACAGATGGGAAACATTAACAGGAGAAGTAGCAGTAAAAATTATTGAAGGAATAGAAATGGAGGGGAAAGAAAATGATTGAAAAAGTAAATCCGAGTCATCCAGATAAAATAGCAGATAGGATAGCCGGAGCTATAGTTGATTTAGCATACCAAAAAAATAGAAATCCAAAGGTAGCAGTAGAGGTTTTAATAGGACATGGAGTTTGTCATGTAATAGTAGAAACATCAGAAACATTTTTATTTGAGGAAATCGAAAAAATAGTTCAAAGAATAGCTGGAGCTGTAACTTTAGATTTAGTAGTAGTAAAACAAGATGAGCATCTAGCAAAAAATCAGTCAGATAGAATTAGGTGTGGAGATAATGGAATTTTTAAAGGTGTTCCATTAACCGAAGAAGAAATAAAATTGTCAAGTTATGCGAAAGACATTTATGCGAAGAATCCATTTGATGGAAAATACATATTAGATGGAGATAGATTAATAATTTGTCAAAGCAATACAGAAGAAGATGATATCTACGAGGACTACCCAAATGCAATAGTGAATCCATTAGGATACTGGACAGGAGGAACTGATGTAGATACAGGAGCCACAAACAGAAAACTTGGAAGCGATATGGCTCAATCAGTTACAGGAGGAGGACTTCATGGTAAAGACTTATCAAAGGCTGATGTTTCTGTGAATATTTATGCATTTAAAAAAGCCCAGGAGATTCAAAAACCTGTTCAATTTAGCTGTGCAATCGGAGATGAAATGATAGATGGAAAACCATACAATGAAATAGTTGAAGAAGCCAGAGAGTTCATCAACAAAATAGGTGGATTCGAAAGATTCGCTGAATGGGGATTATTTTAATGAATAAAATGTCCTTAAATGAACAAGCACAGGAAATCCTACGAATTGCAGAACAACATGGAGTAGAACAAAACTTTTTCTTTTTAACTACCTTTAAAAGATACCAGGTTCAATTACAAATACTAAATGACCTGGAGAAGACCATAAAAGAAGATGGAACATTAGTCACAAAAGAGTATGTCAAAGGAAGAAAGAATGTTTATTCTCATCCGGCAATTTCTGATTATAACAGAACCACAGATAGTGCAAATAAGACAGTAAGTACATTGATGAAAATAATCATCTCGTTAAGAAAAGATGATATTACAGAAGAGGATGATCCACTGCTACAAATAATAGCAGGTGGCTCAATTGAAAAATAAAGCATACCAATATGCATCGGATGTAGTAACAGGAAAAATTACAGCACCAAAGTATGTCATTAAACAATGCGAGAGCTTTTTGGAAATCGCTGATAATAAAAATAAAAAATACAGAATCAATGAGAAAAAAGTAAAGCAGATAGAATCAATCCTGAAGCTGTTAATAATGCCGAAAGGTTTAAAAGCAGGACAAAGCATATACCAATGTTCATGTGGATACCAATGGGTATTCTACATTTCAATTTTATGTGTTGTTTACAGAAGCAATCCAGAAAAAAGAAGATACGAAACAGCAATACTTGAAATAGCAAGAAAAAACTTTAAGACCTACACAATAGCAACGATATTCATCTTGCTTTTTTTGTTGGAACCAAAGTATTCAAAGTTTTATTCAGTAGCTCCAGATGGTTCGTTATCAAGAGAAGTTAAAACAGCCATAGAAGAAACATTGAAATCAAGTCCTTTGATTTATTTACACAAAGAAAGTAAAAGGTTCAAGATACTGAGAGATTACATTCAGTTTAATTTGACAGAGAGCAGATACTACCCATTGAATTATTCTTCGAGTCGTATGGATGGAAAACTTCCGAATGTTTTTCTAGCAGATGAGGTCGGAGCACTTCCAAATTCATATGCCATAGAATCAATGAGATCCGGTCAGCTAAACATTTTGAATAAATTAGGTTGTATAATTTCAACAAAGTATCCAACAATTAATAATCCGTTCGAAGATGAGGTAGCATATGCTAAAAGAGTTTTAGATGGAATAGAACCAGATGAAACCATCTTCGCACTTTTATATGAGCCAGATGAAGAATTAATAAATAGCTGGACTACAGATGATACCGTATTGAAACATTCTAATCCTGTAGCTTTAGAAATACCAGAAATCTGGGATGACCTAATTAAGAAAAGAGCGAAAGCAATCGCAGTGGAATCAGTAAGAGAAAATTTCCTAACTAAACACTGCAACATCATATACCAGGGGATGGGAACAGAAAGTTACATCGATGTTAATGAGGTAATGAGCTGTAAGGTTGCAAAAATTAACTGGACAGGAAGGAAGGTATACATTGGAGTCGATTTAGCAATGACAAATGATAACTGTGCAGTTGCGATGGTTTCAGAAGATGATAATGAAATACTCGCTGATGTTTTTGCATTTATTCCAGAAGGAAGAATTGATGAGAAGAATAAGTTTGAAAGAATTAATTATTATGATTTCATTAAAACGATGAAATGCATAGCCTGTGGAAATAAGACTGTTGACTATGGAATAATAGAAGACTTCGTATTTAAGATAGAAGAGAAATACAAAGTAACAATTATGGCAATTGGATATGACAGATACAATGCATTGTCATCAGCTCAAAAATGGGATAAAAAATACAACACCATAGTTGTAAGACAACACAGCGACACATTACATAGTCCGACAAAATTATTGTATGAAAAAATACTGGATCGTAAATTCCGATATGAAGAAAATAAATTATTAGAAATCAACTTCGAAAATGCACGATGCACCTATGATACAAACATGAATAGGTACATAACAAAAAAGAGAAGCCAGGGAAAAGTAGACATGGTAGTAGCATTAATAAATGCAATACACCTTCTACAACAGGATGTGTTCCTAGAAAACGATGACTTCTTCGTTCAAGTAATAGAGTAAAGGAGGTGGAAAAGTGAGAATAAGAGATTTATTTAAAAGAAGGGCTGAAGAAGAAACAGCAAAGCCACAAACAGAAGAGTCAGCAAGTGATGTTTTATTGAAAGCAATTCTTCGAGGAGAAACAATAGATAAAGATAAAGCTATGTCGCTACCAGCAGTAGCCAGTGCAGTAGATAGAATATGCAATACAGTAGCCATGATACCAATAAGGTTATACAGAGAAGTTCAAGATGAAAAAACAGGAAAAACAAAAGTGGAAGAAGTAAAGGATGATTCAAGAATAAAATTATTGAATATTGATCCAGGAGATACTTTAGATGCATTCCAATTAAGAAAAGCCTGGGTTCAAGATTACCTGTTAGATAAAGGTGGATATTTATTTATAGAAAAACAAAAAAATAAATTTAAAAGTTTGAGGTATGTTGAAGCTTCGCATGTTTCGATTAATACAAATACAGATCCAATTTTTAAGGACATAACATACATGGTAAATGGAAAGACCTATGAAACATTTAATTTTATTACAATACTACGAAGCACCAAAAATGGTGGTTCAGGAAAAAGTGTTATAGGAGAAGTTTCCACAGCAATAGAGAATGCATATCAGACATTGATGTACGAGCTCGGACTTGTTAAAACAGGAGGAGCTAAAAAAGGATTTATAACTTCACAAAGAAAGCTTGGAGAAAAAGAAATTGCAATGTTGAAACAAGCCTGGTCTAACCTTTATTCAAATAAAAGTGAAAATGCAATTGTATTGAATGAAGGAATGGATTTCAAAGAAGGATCTAGCACCACAGTAGAGCTTCAATTAAATGAAAGAAAGAAAACACTACAAGAGGAAATAGATCACATTTTTCATAACAAAGAAAACTTTGATGAATTTATGAAAGAAGCTATAATGCCGATTCTAACAGCAATTAAAATAGCTTTGAATAAGGACTTACTACTCGAGAAAGAGAAGGAGTCCTTTTATTTTGAATTTGATACCAGGGAAATAAGTAGAGGCAATATCAAAGAAAGATACGAGGCTTATAAGATAGCATCAGAAACAGGCTGGATTTCAAAAAATGAAATTAGATACCTGGAAGATTATGATAGCATCGAAGGACTTGATGTCATTACTTTAAATCTTGGAAATGTAGTGTTTGATACAACAACAGGTCAATACTACACACCAAATACAAATTCAATCGTAGACATGCATAGCACCGGAGAAGGAGGTGGTACAAATGAAGGTGGAAGTTAGAAATGGAAAAATCATAATAGA